GGCTCGTGAATAATGCATTGCGGAATTCCTGCGTGATTTCTTCGGCGCGTTGGCGGCGGTTTCGCTCCCGTTCGTCTTTAATTTGCTGAACCAGCCAAGAAAACCAAAAAAGCAACAAAGGAATCCGAAAATGGGACTGATTCAGCAAATTAAAGACGTACGGGAGCGAAACCGCCGCCAACGCGCCGAAGAAATCACGCAGGAATTCCGCAATGCATTATTCACGAGCCCCATCTGCAGCGATTACGAGAACGTATTCGCACAGGTCCGCCCATTGATTGATGCCATGGTAAGCGTCCGCCCGTATGGCGTCGGGCGCAACGGCGCGAGATTGGAACCATCCCGCACGCCAGAATTGAATGCATTGATGGCACCGAATGACACCATGGGCGCGATCGAGTTCATGGACACCATGTTCGCAACATGGCTGACCGAGAACGCCTTATATATTCACGTCCACAAGCGCGGCAACAGCATCAAGGGATTCACGCTCCTGCCACCCGACAGCAAAATCAATCTCGGGAACGGCGAATATTACTGGCAAATATCGACCACGCACGGCATCGAGAGGCTTTATTCGGATGAGGTCATGGAATTGCACTACTCCCGAAACCCACGCAACTTGCAAGGCGTAAGCCCCGCCAGCGCCGTCCGCGTTTATGCGCAAATCGATGACTTATTGGCCCAATTCGAAAAGGCCTACTTGGAGAATGGCGCAATCCCGGCATCCGTGACCATCATCCGCGCATCGACACAGCAGAAATTCAACGAAACCCGCGCGGACTTAGAGCGCCAATTAAAAGGCGCCAGGAACCGCAACAAAACGCTTTATTTATGGCGCCAATTCAACAACGACGACGGCACCGAGCGCGACCAGGTCGAGGTGAAGACCATCCAGGGCAACAACAACACGCTGGCCATCAAAGAATTGGCCGAGATAATCAGCGACCGATTGAACAAGGCCTACGGCGTGAGCAACTTCATCCTGGGCGACGATTCCAGCGCCAAATATGACAACGCGGAGCTGTCGGATTACCAATTCACACGCCGACGCGTAAAACCCGCATTGATAAAATTCTGGAGCCAATTCCAGCATGAACTAGACCGCATCACAGGCGGCCTGGGATACGCCATCAACTTCCACTTAGACATGCCAGAATTGACCGAGCGCCACAAAGTCGAAGCCGAAACGGCCGAAAAGACCACGCAAAACTTGATTCGCATCATCGAAGCAGGCGCACGCCCATCCGAAGCCTGCAAGGCACTAGACCTCAGCGTCGATAAATGGCTGAATACGGCGGTGGGCATATACACTCGGGTGCTGGCCGACCGCCAAGCCCAATCTGCCCTCGCAGGGATTGAAACGGCGGCAAAACAAAAAGACGAAGCCAAAAGCACACTCCAACGCTCCCACGCAGGCCAGCACCACTGCCACAACCGCACGGAAGATTACTACCAGCCGTTCACGGAAGAAGAAAAGACTGAAAAGAAGATCTTCGACAAATTGATGGCATTGGCCCGCGCCATATTCGCAGAGGACCCGACCCTGGACTTGGAGGAAATCCAGAACGAAATCTACGAATTGGTCGAGGACGAGGCCAACCGCGGAGGCGAAGAAGCGCTCGAAATGATCGCCCAATTAGTCGATGACGAAACCGAGGAAAGCATCCGCAACATCATCAAGACCGGCGGCAACCAAATCTCGGAAGAATTGGGCCAACGATTACACGAGCGCAGCAACCAGATCGTCGCAGGATACGAACAGCACACCCGGACATTGATGCGCGCGGTATTGGATACCGATGAGCCAATGACGGCCGAAGAAATCCGCGAGAAATTGGCGGCCATCATCCCCGAGGGGCGCGCGGCCACAATCGCCCGGAACGAAACCGTCTACGCATTCAAGAGCGGCTCGCTCGAATTAGACCAGCGCATCGCCGAAAGATACAACCTAACCCTTGAATTGACCTGGCACGCCCGCAAGGATTCCAAAACATGCGACACATGCGCGGCCATGGATGGCCAAAAGACCATGCTGGGCCAGAAATATGCCGACCAGATTCGCTTGGCATTGGGGACGAAACTGATCAACGGGAAAATCGTGGGCGAAGCACCAGACGGAGCCGACCCCGACGACTACACCGGGACGGACACCTTCGCATGGACACAGGACGAATGGAACGACAACGGCACCATCCCAAGCGCCCACGTCAACTGCCGCTGCTTTTACACCGCCAAATTGATCAGGGAGGCGGAATAAATGGCAGGCGTTCGCATCAGCTGCCCAAATTGCGGGCGCATCCTCGGCGACACGGAACAAAGCATCGATGCCGTGCTGAATTGCAACGGATGCAAGAATCGCGTGCGCATTCGCATGACCGTGACCAACTTCAAAGATTACCTTCCAACCATTAAACAGGAGCAAAAACATGACAAATCCAAATGACGCCGTCGGCACAAATGCGGGATTCGGCGGACGCACCAGCCCGAACGCATTCAATGACAACCTGGCCCTATATTCGCGAGGAATCGCGAGCGGATGGGCATGCACGCCAAAATCGGGCATGACGGTCCAAATCGGCGGCAATGGCACCAATCGGGACGTGGCCATCGCCGAAGATAACGCGGGGAACCGCACGACCATCAACAACCGCAGCGGCCTGCCGATTGACGTGACCATATCAGGCGCACCAGCCACCGGGAACCGCATCGACAGCATCGTCGCATACGTCGAAAACCCAGCCGCAGCCCAATCCACAGACGTGGACTACGCCCCAGCCGTTGGATTGATTACGGTCAAGGGAACCGCATCCGGCAGCCCCGTGGCCCCGACCGAGAACCAAATCCGCACCGCCATCACGGCCGACGGCTCAACCGGCGCCACCGCATACTACGTGATATTGGCAAACATCACGGTTGGCCAGGGCGTGACCACCATCGGCGCGGGCGTTATATCAGCAGGCCCAAGCGCGAAGAATAGCGCATTGCAGGCCGTAATCGCCCAATTAAACCTGAACGACATCCAGACCAAGACGCTGACATTCAACGGCAACAGAACAGCCAACGTCACCCTGGCCCAGAATTCGGACGGCAGCCTTTTCAAGTTTTATGGCCAATTTTACTTTGACAACAACACCACCAGCGCCATAAACCTGAACACCAGCAGCTTCGCAAAGACCGCCATCCCAGGCGCATCCAACGCCTACGGGTTCGCGACGGGATTATACCTGAACACCGCCCCATCATCCGCATACTTGATCGCCCCAGCCGGCTACGGCGCATTCGGGACATTGGGATATAACAAGACGAACACGGGCTACATGGATGCCGGGAACCTCTTCGCGGTTCAGATATACGTCGGCACCAATGGCCAGATATACATCGCACCATTCGGCAACAACTGGGGCAGCGGAAACGAGGTCGTAAGCGCCAACACGCGCAACAGAATCTTCTGGCTCCCGCAACTTTACTGGAACACCGACTTCGGGGACGGCGAATAAAATGCCCTCCGTTGGAGCCATACAAAAAAGGCATGAATAAGCAAATCAGAGCGAAGCTCATCACGACAGACGCGAAGCCAGCGAATGCGCGGAGATTCCGCAACATCCTCGCCAATAGCGGCGACGTCATGGAATCGGGCGAGATTCGCGACATCAACAACCTCTACGTGATGGGATACGACGGCAAGCTATTCAAAATCGCCGACCTAAATCCCGACCCGGAGAAACAGACCGAAGAATACAGCGTAAAAGCCCAAGCCGACCATGGCGAATTCAAGCTGGGCCCCGACGGCGAAGCGGCCCTAGTGCCATCAATCGAGAAACAATTCGGCTCCTGCCGCGTTTGGCTCGAAAAAGACGGCCTCCACGCCCGCATGTACTTCGCAGACAATGACAAATTGGCCGACCACGCCTACGCCATCAGCCAAGACGCCAGCTATTCAATTGGCGCCGACTGGTTCCCGGATGGATACTACGGCACCGGATACAGCATCGACGAACCCATCGGGATATTGCGCGAGATCTCGATGGTATTGACCGGAAACGACCCGCGCGCCAAGACAATCGATCACAAACCGACCGAAGCAGAGGCTCAAGGGAGCGCAGAGGCCGCAAGTGATACCAACCAACACCAATCAACAGGAGATTCAACAATGTCCAGAAAACTCGACGAATTGACCCCTGACGAGCGCGAAGCAATGCAGCGCGAGATGGCCGAAGTCATCAACCGCTTCACGGCAGACGTTCCAGAGGACGAAACCGAGCCAACAGCAGACGAAGCACCAGAAGCCGAGGAAGCGACCAAAGAGGAAGCTCCAAAGGCCGAAGAAGCTGAGGAAGCAAAGGAAGAAGAATCCAAAGAAGAAACCAAGGACGGCATGCCGTTCCTAGTAATCAAGGAGAAAGACACCGTGAAACAAGAAGCAATCACGACCAACGACTGGCTCCACAGCGAAGCCGGCCACAAAGCCTTCGCGGATACGCTCAAAAGAGCTGGCCGCATGGGCGCAACATTCGACAACTTATGGAGAGCAGAGGCATCCAAGCATATGAGCCTAGACGGCATCACAGGCCTCCCGAATCCAGCACCGGTCGACCAATACTTCGTTGACGGCCTCGAAAAGAGCGACGGCATCATCAGCCACTTCCGCTGGGTAAGCGCCAAGAGCTTCCGCGTTCATATCTTGGCATCAGAATCACGCGCAGCCGGCCATAAGAAAGGCGACACCAAAGCCAACCAAGCCGTGACCGACACCGTCCGCGACCTACTCGTGAAGATGGTATATAAGCGCCTTGACCTCGATGCCACCGAATTATATGAAAACCCGTGGCTAATCGACTTCCGCTCCCAGGAATTAGTCGATGCAATCATTGCCGAAATCGAGCGCGCAGCAATCGTTGGCGATGGCCGCAGCGCAGGCACGCCAGACCTTCGCATGTTCGACGGCACCCGCGGCTTTTACAGCGTCGCAGCAGACTGCGCCGCCCAGAATGCCTTGGCCGATGAATACGCAACCGCATCCGGCGGCAATCTATACGAAGGCGTGGTTGGCGCAAAGGGATTAATCCGCACCGAGGGCGCACAAATCCTCATCGCGAAATCCAGCGTCATCACGAGCATGCTCCAGGCCAAAGCAAACGGTCAATATCTAGTCGCCCCAGGCGCACGCATCGAGGACATCCTCGGCGTTGAGCGCGTCTACACCCCATCATGGATGGATGGCGAAACCGAGGACGCGATCCTATTGGTCAATAACGCTTACATCCACGGCGGAGAACAAGGCATCCGCGTCCGCCCAGACTTCGACACCAGCAACAACACCGACATCTTACTAGATGAAACCCCACGCTTCGGTTCATTGGCTGCCAAGAAATCTGCCGTCGCGATCACATTGACCGCCTAACAACAAAACACGAAAGGAATCGAGAAATGACGCAAGACGAATATAAGCTTTTTACAGGCGCAGACGCGAGCGCATACAGCGCGGAAGATTGGAATCGCCTCGTGGCGGTCGCAGAATCGCGCCTGGCGTCATTCCTCTGCCTTCCGAATGGATTCCCAACCGCACCAGCCGACGACTTGAAAATGCTCCTGGCGAACTTCATCGCCGCGACCATCGAAAACGCCGCCGGCGCGGAGAAAATAGAATCCAAACACGTCCGCAATTTTACCATCAACTTTAAGACAACTGATGCCGCCAACGCTTTCGCAAGCATCGCGAGCCAATACCAGGACATCATCGACGCATACAGCAACTGCGGCAAGGCATACGCCGTCGAGGGCGACGCCCACTACTGCTGCGGGAGGATATAAATGACCGTCTTCGATGCATTCCCGAACGCAATCGAGCAAGGCTGGAAAATCGGCGCCATTACATATTCGAGCATCACAGGGAACACGATCAGCAACGCTGAGAGCATCGCCATCATCATCGACGAGGGAAGCTCCAGCGACGCCAACCAGGCCCCGAACGCGGCCGGATTATATGCCGACACTTTGATATATGCCAAGCCCGAAGAAATGCCAACCACGGACACCAGCGCACTGGTCGCCGGATATGCCATCACGGACCCCCAGAATCGCACGTGGGAGATATTAGACGCGGGAATCGGCAAGAACCAAGACAACGGCCAAATCGAGCACATAGAGCTCAAAATCCGCCAAATCGGAGCCAACAATGCCTAACCCCTCCGTAAGTTTCAAATGGAGCGGCCAGGCATTGAAAGACATCGAGCGCAACACCCTGCTGGGGATGTTCGACATGGCGCAAGACATCCGCACCCAGGCAAGGCTGAACGCCCCCTACCTAACGGGAGCCCTTTCAAATAGCATTCGCGTCGAGGAGGACGGATTCGTCGTTTATATCAAGGCCGGCGGAACCGTCGCCCAATCTACCCGAGGCCCGAAGCGCATCGACTACGCCCAGAAACGCGAGGACGGGCCGAACCGCGACCCAGCAACAGAGCACTACATGCGCAACGCCATGCAATCGACGATGAGCGGCGACTTCATGAAGAAATACTTCGGAGGAATTACCAAATGATCACAATCGCACTATTCAAACAGATGGCCGCCGAAGCGGTCGCCGGATTGACGGCCGACCAGGACTTCTTCAACGAAGAACTGCCCCTGCAAAAGGACGGCAAATATGCCGAGGGCACCTGGCTCGTTACCAGGGGAGGCTCGGCAACGAATACGCCCCGCGGAATCAACCAGCACACCACCATCGACGTATACGTCGCATATAGCAACCGCGCCAAGGCCGAAAACATCCAAAAGACCATCATGGATTGGATGCGCACCAATTCGACCATATGCGAGCTGAGCGGAACCGTTGGCGGCATCAGTTACAGCTTTAGAAACATCAGAATCCGCCCGACGACCACGCCCCAGAATATGGGCGCGACCACGAACGGCCTGCTGATCAAGATGGCATCAATGGACGTGGCCTACGACATCAACCAATAACAAGGAGAACAAAATGGTCCTCAACATAACGCAAATGCGCCGCGTGATATTCCGCAAAAAGGCCACAGCCGGCGGAACATGGACGACGTTCGTCATCGACAAGGACGACCTCGGCCAGGACACCGTCGCGTCCGTGAACGTAGCACCGCGCAAGACATCACGCGCCAGCCAACAGGGCACCGTTGAAACCCCAATCGAGGGCACATTCGACGCCTTAGCGGCATCAATCACGTTCCTAATGGACAATTACAAGATTCTTGGCCAAGCACTCCAGAAATGGACCGCCGCATCATACGCGAACGCGGACCCGAATGCCGGCCAGATTCTATTCGGCGAAGATACCAGCACCTGCGGCGATGGCACATATTACAGCGTCATCCTTCAGGGCGTATGCGATGACGGGAGCGCCGCAGACGTGGAAATCACGCGCTGCATCCCATCATTAGATGATGACTTAGAATTCGGCACCAGCGAAACCCCAGAGGTGACGCTCGCATTGAACCCAATCATCTACAACGCATCCCGCCACAGCGCCGACGGCTATCCACAATATACCGTCCGCATGGGCGAGAATGACCCGACCAAGAAGCAACGCCTGAACACCAGCACGGGCGAATATGCAGACGTTTAAAGGGTTCTGACAGGATGAAGAAGCGCGAAATCACACTCCAGACCGCGAGAGAATCGCTCAAGGATAAAGAGCAGATCTTTCGCGCTTCCGACTTCCTGCCCGAGCGCAAAATCGAAGAATTACACGAAATCAATGCAAGAGGGCGCCGAATCGTCCGGCCATATGACGAAATAGACGCATTCGCGGCCGAGGTCCTCGCGAGATTCGGCTGGCATACTTACAGGGCATGGAAAACCATGGAACGGGATGCGGATGGCCAGCCATTGATGACGACAGACCAATTATTCAAATACATCGCCGCAGAACGCGCCAGAACGACCGCAGAGGGGCTTCCGCTCCAATATACGGTAGTCGGAGCCATGGCGGGCGCAAACCACCCCACAAAGCACAAAAACGCCCCGAAATCATTAAAGAACACGATCAGATTCCTAAAAGAACAACAAAAAAGAGCGAAAGGAGCCCAGTAAATGGCCACAGTTGGCGAAGCAACCATCAAGCTGAACTTTGACGGCAAATCATTAAAGGCATCGGCAGAAAAAGAAGTCCCGGCAATCGAGAAAACGCTGGGAAAACTTGGCACGGCCGCAAAGACGACAGGGAAAGCAATCAGCGCCGGGATATTGGCCGGATTCCAAGTTACCAAAGGCGTCATTCAGGGCATCACGGGCGAGGCCATTAAACAATATGGCGAATTCGAGCAATTATTCGGCGGCGTACAGACTTTATATGGCGCGAAAGGCGCAGAGAACGTCGAAGAATATGCCAAACAAACCGGCAAGAGCGTGGATGCGGTGCGCGGCGAATTCAACAAGCTCATGGACGCGCAGAACATCGTCATGGCCAACGCCGAAGAAGCCTTCCGAACTTCGGGCCTATCATTGAATGATTACATGCAGACCGCCACGGGATTCGCAGCGTCGCTCATCCAATCACTAGGCGGCGACACGCAAAAAGCGGCCAGCATCGCGGACATGGCGATCCAAGACATGGCGGACAATGCCAACAAGATGGGCACAGACCTGGCCTCCATCCAGACCGCCTACGCGGGATTCAGTAAAGGCCAATACATGCTCCTCGACAATCTCAAATTGGGATATGGAGGGACGAAGACCGAAATGGAGCGGCTCCTCGCCGATGCCGAAAAATTCAGCGGGATCAAATACGACATCAAGAACCTCAGCGACGTATATCAGGCGATCCACGTAATCCAGGAGCGCATGGACATCACGGGCACGACCGCGAAAGAAGCCGGCACGACCATCCAGGGCTCCTTCGGAATGGTGAAAGCATCATTGAAGAATCTCGTCGGCGGATTGGCCGACGGATCGGCAGACATAGAGAAGCTAATCGACGATGTCGTGACGAGCATATTCGGGGATGGCTCGGCCACGAACCTCGGCCTATTGGGCAACGCCATGCCAGCCATAGAGCGGGCAATCGCAGGCATCGCAAAAGCCCTCCCCAAACTAATCAAGAGCATCACGAGCCGCCTGGGCCCATTATTAAAAGAAATCATTCCGCCATTGATGACAGCCACGACGCAGGTGTTCATCGCAATCGCAGAAGCCCTGCCAGAAATCGCGCCCATATTGGCCGACAGCTTGGCCCAGATGCTGATCGCGATCATCCCATATCTCCCGACAATCCTGGGCGCATTCTTTAGCGCCATCATAAGATTCGTGACCGTTTTCTTGGACAGAATCGGGCAATCATTGGGCCCATGGCTTGGCGAAACATTGGCCAACATCGGGAACGCCATCGGGAACTGGTTCGCGAGCATATGGGAAAACATCACGGCGTTCTTCGGCCGCATCGGCCAGGCATTCAACGGCTTCATCGAGGGATTCAAGCAAGGATTCCACCAGGCCATCGAGAACATCAAGAACTGGTTCGCAAGCATCCCCGAATTCTTCGGCAACATATTCAAGAAAATCACGGGCTTATTCAAGAGCGTTGGGACCAAAATCGGGGAGGTGGTCGGCGGCGCATTCAAGGCCGTAATAAATGGCATATTGGGCTTCATCGAGGGCGTCATAAACACGCCCGTCCGCGCCATAAATGCATTAATTGACACCATCAACGCCGTGCCAGGCATCGACCTGGGACGATTGGACGAATTCCACCTGCCACGCTTGGCGAAAGGTGGCGTGACCACCGGCTCGACCATCGCGAACATCGGCGAAGCCGGGAAAGAGGCCGTAATCCCATTAGAGCGCAACACCGCCGAGTGGGCCGGGCCATTGGCCAAGGCCATCGCCGACCAATTCGCAGAGCAGGGCCTCGGAGGAGCCGCAGGCGTCACGGTATACATGACGAACAACATCAACAGCAACCTGGACGCCGACGAAATCGGCCAAAGGCTAATGACGAGCATCAGGAGGGCCGCATAAATGAACCTAGACCAAATCACAACCAAATGCTGGATATTGGCGTTATTCGAGCGTGACGACGGGGAGCGATTACTCCTCGGCGATGGCTGGTTCGACTTCAAGGACAGCCTCCAGCACTTCCGACCGAACACATTCGCGAATGACGTCATAGAATTGCAAGGCTCAGACGGCCAAATGCTGGCCGGCCAGGTCCGCAGAGGCGCGCCCCAAAGCTTCGACGGATACATCGGCGACCCAATCACGAACCGCCAGACCATAGAGCAGCACCGCCGCGAATTCCTGATGTTCTTCCGCAAGCGCCACCATTACAAGGTCGTCTACATATTCCCAGACGGCACCGCAATCCAGCGCAAGCAGGGCTACATCACGGACGCGCCAAGCGTGCCGGAGATCCGGCAAAGGTTCCCAGAATACCACGTCGCCCTGAACTTCGAGGACGTGAACTATTACGAATATGCCGAGAACGCACAAGGCGAGGAAATCTTCTCGAACATCCGCGACATCAACATCAGCACCGCAGCCACCGGCGGATTGGTATGGGACAACCTTGGCGCCGTTTCGGACCAAATGGGCTGGAAAGACATCGCGACCGCCACGGGCCAGGTACTGGCCATGACGAACCCCGAGAACATAAAGGCCCCGATCGCATCGTTCGAAATGACGGGCAACACCATCCAAGACGGCACCCCGACCCCATCCGCCCCTGTCCAAGTTCAGACCGTCACAGGACGGCAGACAGTAACGGCCATGGGGAAGAACATCCTCGACTATGTGACCTTCTTCAGAAGCGGAACATATAACGGCATCACAGCCAGCCTCAACGATGACGGCTCGATCACAATAAGCGGGAAACCGACATCCAGCTACGTGCAAATTGTGACCGTCCACGACATCACGAACATGCTCGAAGATGGAGCGACCTATTCCTTATCGTCAGACGGTCACGACAGGAGGCTCATTGGGCAATTCCAACGCAGACCGAAGGACGGAAGCGGGATACAGTATATTGACACCATCTCAGGCAACAAGACCGTCACAATCGACAAGAGCAACAACAACTATTTCATCGGTGTTATGACTGTAACTACTACTGACTGGGGCAACGACCCGTTGACTATAACTAGAACATTTCAATTCGAGAAAGGCTCGGTCACTAGCTTTGAGCCATTCAAGGGGCAAGCGCACGAGATAAACCTCGGCAAGAACCTCATCGAGCCACTAATGCCGACAACGACATACAACGGTGTTACCTGCACAAACAACGGCGATGGTAGCTTCACGCTAAACGGCACAGCCACAGCCACAGCGACATGGAGGATAGAGCAATCGACAGGGGGCGGTCACGACAACCTGAAGCCACTAAACGGAACATATACGCTCAGTTGTAAAGGGGTACAGACAGGCGTGAGCCTCGTTGTCACCCAATTCAACGTATGGCAGATAATCGGCAGAGTTCGGAACAACGAAACCCCATCCACATTCACAACGAACCTGAACGACACGCTCGTATATATAGCGGTCACGAATGGCACAACCGTCAACAACGTCACCGTCTATCCACAGCTCGAAGAAGGGAGCATCGCAAGCTCGTTCGCCCCATACTTCGAGCCAATCGAACTCTGCAAAATGGTTGGGAACACGACCACATGGCAAGACAGAATCTACAAGAAGAATGGGAAGTGGTGGCTACATAAAGAAGTCGGAAAGGTGATTCTGGACGGCTCATCATCCGAAGATTGGGTTGCTGACGGAGCTTCCGCCCCATGGTATCGATACAAAATCCCAATCGCAGGCAGTAACTCTGCGAGTTATAGAACATTGTGCCTGTCCGACCACTTCTACTTCCAAGGGAGTGGCTCAAACCTAGGGGTGTGCATGATATATGGAGGGATGTTCTATTGTTACCCTGACCAAACGCTCTCTACATTGAGTTCATTCACAACATGGCTCGCAAGCAACAATGTGACCGTCTACTACCCACTCGCAACCCCAACCACGACAGAAATCACGAATGAGGAGATATTGGAGGGGTTGAACAGCGCCGCGGGATTGAAATTATTCCCGGGACAAAACAACATCACGGACCAGACACTGAGCGCCCAGCCAACCATGACCGTGCAATATTACACCGCCATTGGCCCCGGCGGCGGATTGGTATGGGAATCCGGCGAGGCGGGAGGCGCGACCACCATCGAGGCCAGCGGATTGGATTCGGCCTTCCCATTATGGACCGTGCCGGGACCATCCACGAACCCGACACTGACCAATATCACAACGGGCCAGAGCATTACATGGCAGGGAACCGTGCCAGCAGGCCAGACGCTAGAAATCGACATGGATAAGCAAACCGCCACATTGGCCGGCGCGAACGTTTACGCATTCGTTTCCGGCGATTGGATTCGCATCGACCCAGGCTCCAATCGCATGACATACGTGGGCACAGGCGCAACCCAGGCGTCCACATTAAGCTGGAACAATATCGTCGGATAAAGGAGGGACAAAATGAATCAAGCGACTTATCGCATCGAACTGAGGCTCGACGGGACATTGATCGGCGACGTTTCGGACATCGCCGAGAATCTGACCTGGCGCAAATGCCGAACGAATAGCGGCGTGGACGAAATCGACTTCACATTGAACGACCACATCTTCGCGGATTGGTGCGCCGAGCGCAACACCACCATCCAGAACATGCTCAAGCCCTATGCATTAGATGCCAGAATCGTCCGCAACGGCGAGGGCATCGTCGGCGGATTCCTGGCGACCATGCCAGCATACCAGCCCAAGAACGACAGCGCAGACCTCCAGCTGCGCTTCGATGGATACATGAACCTATTGGCCGGCGTTTACATCCGCCCAACGCCCACCATGACCCTGCCAGCGGGCCAAATGGTCAAATCCTGGATCGACTTCGCGGAATCCAAAGCGGACGGCGCAGGGAAGCCTTTCGGCATTACGGCCGGGAGCATCCAGACATTAGCGACCATCCAGCGCACCTTCGACAATTACAAGAGCGTGAAAGAAGCCATCACGGACCTGACCGACAACGTCGACGGCGCGGGGCCATTCGATGTCATATTCAACCCCGACCGGAGCTATTACATCACGAACCAGCAAGGGCGCAACATCACAGGCTGGCAAATTACCTACCCGGCCACATTACACGGCCACAGCGCCATGACCATCAACGCCCAAGAGGTCCAGGGATTCGCGTCCCACATCATCGCATTGGGCGCGGGCGAAACATCCAGCGACCCAGAAAAGAGCACGGTCGCAATCGCAGAATCAACGGACACGGATGCCGTCCTGGAATTCGGCTACGTGGAGCAATTGAACCAATACTCGAGCATCAGCCGACAGGCCACATTAAACACCAGGGCCGACACGGAGCTATCGATCGCCAAGGCGATCCAATGGAATCCACAAATCACATTAAACGGCCGCCAAATACCGCCAAGCCCAACCGCCGAATATGGCCTCTGGATTGGCGACCAAATCTGGCTCGAAAATACCGCCGACATGACCGGCCAAACCTCGGGAAAATTCCGCATAAATATCATCGAAGTCCGCCGCAGCGCCACAGGCGGCGAAACCATCACGCCGACCATGGAGCGCATCGCATGACCAGCCCGTTCGATCGCGAATTGACGGCCATGGAACGCGAAACGCGCGACTTGAAGACGGTGCGCCAGCGCGGCCTCGGGGCCACACGATTCTATCGCAAGACATACACGAAGCAGAACGCCTCCCAGGGCTACCACCGCTTCGAGATCCACATATACGACGGCGAGCCGACGCCCGCCATCATCACGGCCCACGTCAACCTGCCCATCCCAGCCCGAAGCCCGAGCCTGGCCATCATCCCCCAGCCATACGGAGCCGACGCCCTCGTTTATGCATACACGCCAGGCGCGATTCGCATCGATGCCATCAGCTCGGCCCAAATAGAGGAGATAATCGCATGACATTCGCGGAGCGCATGAAAGCATTAAAGGCCGAAATCGAGGCATTAAAGACGGTAAAACGCAAAAGCTCGCTGGCATTGGACACCATCACGAAAAGCGCCACCTGCACGGCCCAGTTATACCGCACGGACGCCGGCGTTATCGTTTGCCAATATTCGGGCTTGATTGAAATCACGCCGAAAGACAGCACGAACGAGCCGCTGATCGGATATGCACAACCATCATATAGCGCCAGAGGCAAGCGCGACATCCGTCTGAC